ATTTTTATCCTCGTTTTGGGCTGAAACCGCCTGCCCTTGCTATTTTAGCTTGATCGCTATCAAATTTTTGCCAAACTGGTCCACCAACTAAGAAAGAATTAACTCGTGCTAATCCCCACTGAACTGGGGTTGTACCTGGCTTGTGTCCTGTTTTCCAAGCAGCATATCCTCTATCGAATACTTTTCTTAATACAGATAGTGAAACGCCTGTTGCTTTTGATTTCTTTTTCAAAGCTGTATCTACTTGTCCTTTGTTTTCTACTAAGAAGTCCTCGAAGGTAATATGCTCTGCCATTTCACCATACTGTTGTTTATATTTACTAGTAAACTTAGATTGTGGTAAACCTTTTGCTCTTGCTTTCTTATCGCCTGGTAAATCTTTATAAGCTTTTGGATCATCATCTTTCATATCCTTTTGTTTATTTTGTTGGGCTCTTCTTTTAGAATCTGTAGATTTTTTTCCAGTCTTAAATGAGTCGTAATTTTTATCTCCATGAGAAGAATCACCGTCGTTATAACCTTCTTTCTTCTTGCCAAAGGTGATCGCGCTATTGTTTTTAACTGTTTTGTTATGTGGGGATTTTATTACTTCCATCTTTGGAGTATCTTTTGTATATTTCTTTCTAGCTTTATCTGTACCAAAATCTCCAGCACCGCCTTCTTCTACGATACTATCTAACCAGCATCTTTTTTTAATGCCGTTAAACGAAGCTAACACATAGTTAGTACCTCTTATCACTACTTTACCTATCTGTCCAGACTCTATTAAACGGACATTAGAACCTATTCTAAAGATCTTTTCTTCAATGTAATCTTCTCTTACATCTGAAACCTTTTCTAGTTCTACGTGAGGTCTAAACCCCTCTGCCTTTAATCCCATACCTGCTCTTACTGCATTATATAAATCTGTTGGATGGAATCTAGCTGGTACGCCTTTAGCGAATATCTGAAGCTTGCCATCTATTGCTGCTTGACGCATTTTAGAAGCTGACATACCAGAAACACCTTCTGCGTCTGGGTCGCGCTCTCCCGCGCTTAAAACTTTAATCATACCTTGGAATTCGTAGAAGCCATGTCTAGATTTTTCACCATTGTATTTGTTAAGTAATACTTCAAATTCTTTTACTCTATCTGATCCTGCCACCATTGAAACTTTAGTGAAACCTTGATCGTATAACTTAACACAAATATCTAAGGCATTCCTTACGTCTTTATCTGCCATAACAGAACGTGCATGTTTAGGAAACATCTTGCGGAGGAATTTAACTTTTGTTTTAAAGTCTAGTGGATTCTTTTTTGCGTCTTGGGATTTGGACCCGTATATTCTGTATGTGCCAGATCTGGCTAGTTTTTTTGTTTGGTCGAATAATTTCTCATGACCAATTGTCGGCGGATTAAACCTGCCGAACACAAATGTGATCTCTTTTGTATCTTCTACTAAGTAATCACTAAATGATTTAATTTGCATATCCTCTGAATTCCCATTTTAGTTAGGATTATCCCAACCTTTTATAATATCTTTGCTAAAGTTGTTGGCAGAAAATTCTAATCTATCAACAAGCTTAACAGCTCCACCTTCCATATGATCTATAGCAACAAAACCTTCGGGGTTGGTTACTTTAAATCCGGACGTTGTTTTAACAAATGTACCGATTTTAGACAGTTTGTTAAGTTTATTTATAATAATTAATTTACTGTCTACGATTAAATTCTGTAATTTAAACACATTTGTTAAGTTATTTAAGTTACTATCAGAGAAAAATGATAATAACTCATCTCTTTTCCCAATTTGTATATCTTTTCCTTTCTGAGAACTACGCTTATCGATTTGTTTTGCATACCTATCGGCAACAAACTTAACTAATCCCTTAGCATGTTTCTTCTCATCTTTGATTCTAACTCCCTTTCTTACCATCGTATTATTATATACGTTAATAACTAAGTTAAGTTCTTTGTTACCTTCTAGTTCTTTTAATACGCCAGAACTAATCTTTTGGAATAGTTTACCAGCTTCTGACAAGAGTTTAGTAACTTTTAAATTGTCTTTTTCAGTGAATGTAGCTTTACCTGATAGATCATCCATCGTAGCATCTACCATCCAAACCTTAGAAGTAGCTTTTAATTTGTTGGTAATGTCACCGCCAAAGCTAGCTTGCATAGTTTCGAATGTTGCACCTTTGTAAGATGTATGCCAAACTATACCACAGTCTGCTTTAGAAATAGTTTTTTCTAATTTAGATCCATGTGGTACTGCATACACGATTGTGTTTGGGTGAAAGGTAATCATTTTTTGTCCGTTAATCGTTTGACCTTTTAGATCCGATTTATCAAACATAAAGTCACCTTGTATTACACCTTTAATACCTACATCTTTTAATCCGTCAAAAGCCATTATTAGCTTTTTAGATAAATCACCGGATGTATCGGCTTTTATATCATCATGATTTTTGTATACCTTAGGATCTGCATTAAAGATTCCTTTCTTGGCTACAAAGAATGACCCGTCGCGCGGATCCTCGCCCGCGAATACGGCGGGAGCACCGTCCCATTTAACGGTCACATCTACAGGTGATGTCGTGTGACCACTCAACATATCTCTCATACTGCGTAGAGCGTTGATTGCTTGGCGTGCTCCCTTAACTCCGCCATCTAACACTAAATCCTCTATATGAGTCATGTGAGTGTTTTTGGCTTCTGTAAGGTTATGGTTTTTAAATGATATCATTATTTTCCTAGTTTAATATAAACTCCGCCTTCTGCGGTTGTTGATCCAGCGTAGTTAATCATTCTGGTTACTATGGCATGGGATTTGTTTCCACTAGCTTTTTGGATGTTATAACATACAGTTAAACAACCTAGCTTAGCACTAATCCATTTCCAATCTTTTTGTTTAAGCTCGATTACAAAATCTTTATATTTAATATTTTTATAAAACTCATTAAACATTTTATACATGGCTTTTATATCTTTATCCTTACCACTTTCTATAGCTTTGGCTGACCTAACTATACCTCCGGTATGCTTTGGTATTATTTTACCAGCCTCTTGTTGAATTATATCTTGCATAATTCCCCAACCGATACCGCCGCCTCGTGAGGTTTTGCCCTTTACCTCAGCTTTAACAGCTCCACCTGGACTATTGTCTTTCATGTTCAGTTCTACTGTTTTAGTTTTAATAGTAGCTGACTTAGCAGACCAAAAGTCTCCTCGACCAGATTCAAGTGCTATACTAGTTACCTTATGGAATAATACTTCCGGTGGTTGCTTAATATTATTTAAAGCAAAAGGAACAGTTTCATTCTTAACAAATTTTAAGGATATACCCACTAATTGTCTTTTGTTATATGCTGTTATTAACGATTTATTAAACCCATGTATTGACTTTGTATTTAGGTTATCTAAGTTAAAACCTTTCTCTATTGCCCATACATCACCTGGATTCCATTTATCATCTTTTAATGCAGTAAATCCTGAATTCGTAAATGCTTCATTCTTCATTGCATATATCTTAATCATATCTTTAGATCCACGATGGAATTCCATATTTTTGTGGATGTACTTTTTATCAATTAGATATTTTGTTATATAATAAGAAGATTTCCACCACGTCTCTGGAGTTTCTAAGATCTTATCTGTATTAGCACTAACATTTGCTGTGCCATTAGATTGATAAGCTTGAGCTATTACTTTACTATCGTAGTATTCTAAATTATGCCCTGGATTATCCACCATAGCTTTCATCATGCATGCATTATGAGATTCATTTCTTTCTGTATCAGCAGTACCAGCTCCTGCTCCACCAATACCACCGCCAAAGTCTTTAGTTTTACCTAGTAGATTAGATTTAATTTCTGTTCCATTTTTATCAATTAAAGTAAATCCACCACGGCCAAAATGATCTTGGTTCTTTTTAAATAGGTTACAATTAATAATTGCTTGATCTATGTAATCATCACCAACTTTAAAAGTTCCGCCTTTAGCTAGTTCTAGGGGTTTTTTACCTTTTATTAATTTAATTAAAATGTCAATTCTATCTTCGTCTGTTTCCGAGTTTGTCCCGCCCAATTGACTTGGCGTCAAAGCAAGCATCTCTTTAATAAGGATAGGGTTTACTGTAAACGATTTAAATGAATTCATAGATCTATTTATGATCTAAATTTTCTTAAAGAATGGATTGGGGTAAATTTCCCCTGTATCATCATATGCAATAATCTTTTCTCTATGAAGAGCCATGATGCATCTTTCTGCACCTTCGCGAAGACCTTGTTTATAAAAGTGTACGCATGCTGCGCCACAAAGTAAACTGATTGCTATAAATTGTATTATTTCCATATTTCATACCTTAGGTTATATTGTTTTTCGATCATAAAGTCTTCCATGTTCTGAATTGATTCCTTACGGGATTTAAGAACCCACCTTCGATGAGTTCTTTCCTTTTCGGTGGGGAATGTTTCTGTACACTCCCAAACCTTTTTAAGCTGTTCTTGCGATTTCATGCGATTGCCAGCTGTAAAATCCAGGACCTGCTATATCATGTAGATACATAGGACCAGTCCAATTAATAGAATATTTACCTGAAAGGATATTACCTCTTGCTCTATTTAGAGTAGGTGCTTTCCAATTCTTAGGTTTAAAAATATCCCCAGTGTGAAAGTTTTGATTGCTTTTGTTTATAAAACCCCATGCAGATCCATTACATTCAATTCGAATATATTTAGAACCTTCGTGGATTTCAATGCTGTTTTTAAAAGTGTTAATTTTTTCTTCGTCGGC